GTAAACTTTCTAAAAAGCTAACTGGTGCCTCTGCAACAGCCTCTTGAGATCCACTATCTTGGATTGCCTCTTCGCTCATCGTTTTTCCTTCTCTTCGGACAACATTCTGACGATCAGCAGCACAGCCGCGCGTTGTCCTTCATTAAATGCAGTTTCATAAGGATCGCCAGAAAACGTGGTTGCCTCAAACCCAAAGCGGGTTTTGAGATCACTCAATACTTGCGCACCGTCATCATTGTTAAACGTGCGCCTATAGGCTAATTTTAAATCTTCAACCTTCTTCATTCTTGTGTCGCCTTAACTAACGGCGCAATCTTACCACCAGCTTCAGCCGCCAACATCTGTTGCTGCATCTGCTGCTGCATCGCTGCCTGCTCTGCTTGCGCACGGCGCACCTCTTCTACTTCATCAACGCCGCGTATGATCCGCGCTGGTAGGCCAGCAGTTTCAACCAAATACTGCACCATCGCATCGCTATCTAAGTAATCAGTGACAGGCGCAACTTGGCTAACTTGCAATAAGATTTCAAACCCGCGCAGCATCGCCTGCAAGTCTGTCAGCTTCTGAGCCTTAGCAAGAGGTGAAACATACTCTATGTCGATGTCTTGACCTTGAAGCTCCTCGGGCGGCTCTGGGAGAAGGCCCGCCCGGAGGAGCAATGCAAAAGAGCGAGAGATCAAAGGCTGGAGCAGTTCTGCCTGCAAGCGGCCCAACACAGGCCCGAGGAGCCGCATTTTCTCTTCATTCCTTTGCAATACTTCTGTCGCAGTCATTGTCGGCCCTTGGCCTAACAACAACTGGTCAACATAAAACGCCTGCCGAATAGCATTGCGGCGCTGCTCTTCCATGTTCAAGCCCAAGGGATTGTTTGCGCCAATATTTAACGGCTCCAAACGATCCCTTGTGCCAGAGCGGTAAAAGTTTAATGCGCCTGGCGTTGTGCGCACAGGCATCATAAATCCATCATCAGGCACCATCAAAGGCGGGTCAATCTGCTTCTGCGCTGCCTTGATCGTTGTTTCCGACATCTTATTCAACATCTTAACATCAGGCAGGGCAGTCATGGCAGGAGAGCGCCCATAGGTGCTGACGCTATCCTTAACAAACCGAGGACACATAAACGGAAACTCATCAAAGCCGCCCTCTGACAGCAAGTCCCGGTTGTCTGCTAAGTAATAAACAGACGCGACAGGCTTCTGCTTTGCCAGCTTGCCTTTCGCCTCTGCCCGAGGAAATACAGCATGTATGACTTCATGCTCTTTATACGGATCGTCTTCTAAGTCTTTCGCCACAGTCTTTGGTAGTGTCGCCTGCGGGAACTGCATCGCAATCGCACGCGCAGACAGCTTAAACTTGCGGTACACTGTATCAACGCGCCCATCGGGGTCTTCGCTAATGCAAATCTCTGCAATGTGACGGCACGCAAACCGTAAACCATTTTCCTCAGCAGAAACATAAAACGATCCAGTGCCAAACACCACTAAGTCATAATACAGCTCATGTATCTCTTGCTGGAAGTTTGACCGATTGAAATGCTGGTACATCTGATCCATGCACACCTCTAGCCACTCATTCGCAGCGTCATCACGCTGCAACATCGGGCTGCGATACCGCATCGAAAACCAAGGCGTGCTGGGCGATGTAAGCATGCCGTGCAGGCTAGATGCCAACAGCTCAACAGCATGAATAGCCGTGCCGTCATAAATCAGCTCAGTGCGCTTGTCGCCCTGCGTCCGTTTTTTCGTAATGTCAGCCTTGCGCGGCAGCATAAAATCTGCCAACTCCTGCCAGTGCTTTTCCCAGTTAGACCGCTGCGATTGCAGCGTCTTATATCTTTTGTCTAAACGCGCAACGAGCGGATTTATCTGTGCCATTACATCATCCCATAATTTGTCATTAGTGTACGCCTAGAACGCGGTTTCTTCTCATTAACGCCATTGACCGCACCGCCCTGCGTCCGTCCCGCCATCTTCTGCTGCGCACGCTCTAACGGATCAACTGTCATGTTGCCCGCCATCTGTGCAGGCTGCATGGCGCTTTGCCCCATAATACCAGCCAAATTTTGTGGGCGCTTCATACTTTTAATCATTATGCACTCGCTAACAATGAACGCTTCTTGCGCAAACGCTTCATGTCTTCTGGGTCAATAACTGTCTCCAAGCCTTGAGCTGATGTTAAGATCGTGCCGCTCTTTGGCCCTTTCTCTTCTCTGTCAACAACTTCTTGCTCAGTCGGGCCAGCCACATAGTTAGGATCAAAACTGCCGCCATAAACTTGCGCTGACAACTCATCAATTAAAGCTTGCAGTTTATCTAGCTCGGAAGTCTCTTCAACAACTTCAGTTACTTCCTCTTCTTCTGTAGTTTCGGTAACAGTTTGTGATGGGCGGTCATTATCATCGCGCGGCGGTTTTTTATTTCTTTCCATAGTCGCCTTAGTACGATCTTGAAAGTCTTTAATTGCACTAGGGCTGTAGCCAGCTTCTTCAAGCTTATCAGCCGCGCTTTCAAAGCTACTACCAAACGAAATTGCGCCCATTGTAACGTCATCTTTAAACCCACCTGAATACGAACGATAACCCTCGTTGCTGTCATCAAAGTCGTCTTTTGGCGCGCTAGGCTTGCTAGAACCACCGCCCCAGTTCTTAGGATTAAGACTAGATTTTTCCCATGACCATGCCATAACCTACCTCCCTATCAATGATCTGCGCTTACGAAACGGTGTTGTGCCTGTGTCAGTCAGCAAACCGCCTGCACCGCCTTCATCATCAGACGGCGTGTCAGACGGATCAGTAATCGCAGGCTTTGGTTGCTGCCTTGGCGGCGTAGCGCTCTTTGGCATTTGATTAAACGACATGGGCAAATTACCTTCAGGTAAGTCTGCCTGCGATTGCAACCTTAAAGCCTTTAATCGCAGCTTCGACTCCCGCGTGTTTCCACTCGCTGCTTTTCTTAAATCAGCACCCATCTTCTGCATCTTCTTCTGATATTCAGGGCTGCTTAAAAGTTGATCCCACTGAGAAGCCGACACCATAGAACCGCGACCACCATAAATAATTCCAGAAGCGAGCTTACTAACCTCTCTTATTTCATCTTGAGAGGCCGTGTTATAAAAATCCAGCAAATCCTTACCAGTGATATATTCCATCATTTCACGCTGATTAGGGCGATCAATCGCCTCAATGCCAAACGTCTTTTGCTGCCCAAGCTTCCATTTAACTTTATCTTCTTCAGCCATCTATAACCTCCTACGCAGCAAATGGATTGTAATCCATAACCGCTTTTGCTTGAGGGGCAATCATGCGACCACCATCCTCTCTCAATCCAACCGCAAAATACCGAAACGCATCAGCAGCGTGGCTACTCCAATCATGTACAGGATTTGCACGAAAATTTCTAGTCTTATCATTATAAGACCTGTGATACTGCCGCAAACACTCCAGCAACTGCTTGCACTTCTCACGGTCAAACCACAAACGCGGTATCAGCATCTGAGCCGCGTGTATCCCATCCTCCAACGGCAACTTAGGCACAACGCGGAAATTCAAACCCAAATCCCAAGCCGTTTCCCGCCGGGACTTACCAGACCCCAGCTCTCGAACCTCAATGTCATGCGGAGCATTGTGCGTGCCGTAAAGGTAACCTCTCTCATTTAAAATCTTACAGTAATGCGGCAAACCCTGATTTCTATTCTCATAGTAATCAATCACATGAACAGCACGCCCAATCGTCTGGGTGAATAGTACGCTGGTGCTATCTCCAACTCCCAAATCCCACCATGTGTCCACCTTAGCACTCGGATCATAAGGCACCTTCGTAATCTGACCAGCCTCGGCAATCTTCTCCAAATCCGCACCATAAATCGCACCCGGCACATTCGCATTCCAAGAACACTCAAATTCCTGCATGTACTGGTCATTCGTCATCATCTGACGCGCAGCAGACAATTCCTCTTCGTCCAGCAAACCTGTCTCGCTCGCCTTGTACACAGCCGACAACCACTCATCGCTACCAGCCGCCTGCTCATAATAATCATAAAAAGCATTATGCCCCTTCGGCGTGCCGACAAATATACAGAACCCCTTGCGATCCGACAACGCTGGCCTCAACACTTCAGGAAACACATTCTCTGGCATGTCAGCAACCTCATCCATCACGCAGCCGTCAAGGTAGATGCCCCGGAGGCTATCGGGATTTTCCGCACCGAGAAGGCTAATCCGAGCGCCTGTCGGCAGATCACAACGCAATTCAGTCTCATGAAACTTTACATTCGGTATGCCACCCGCAAAATGTTTTATATAGTCCCAAGCTACATTCTTCGCCTGACGATAGGTGGGCGCCATATAGGCATACCGGGGGTTCGACTTTCCAGAAAGCAACGCATGCCGCAAGATATGATTGATCGCCCAAACCGTTTTGCCAAACCGACGATGACAAACAACAACGCCCCACCGCTTCTCCTGCATCTCATTATGCAAAGACATCTGCAACGGCCTTGGCTCATACGGTATCTCAATATGCGTCATT